TTAATAAAATACATTTCACAAAGAGCGGCATTTTGGTCAAATCCATTTGCTCGGTTATTAAACGCTATACAATTGTACATAGTTCGCTTATGTTGGGCTTCGTAACCAGTCCATGGAGGTGGAACTAGTGGCCCCAATTTAAATCCATTCCCATCACCGCCTGTAGTAACGCCATCTTCCTGATATCCATTGTTAAATGACCAGCAATTTTCGAACATCAAAAAACCTGAATTATACCATCCATCAAAACCGTCATCACTATTATTATACATTCTACAACCTTGAATTGTATTTGTCGAAGTTGGATCACTAATTCTAATGGTTAATCCATCGGCGCCGCCATATGGAACATTATCTTCAATTTCTGTTAAATTATCGTAGTTATGATGAAAATCACAATTTAAGAACAGGTTTCCTGATACAGGATTTCCGACTGTCCACAATTGGAGAGACATTCCAAAACCGTTATGATGAACATTGAGTAATTCAAAAATACAATTATTTACATCTGCGGCAATTATTCCATTATACCACGCATCTGATGTCCTTTGTGTATATTGTGAGATGTCTAAACCTCTTATATGAATATAATCTGCTCCCGAAATTGTTATACCTACAGTTCCACTATATGCCGCACTTGGATTAATAATAGGAATTTGACCTGGATATGCCCATATGTTAATATATTGTCCTGCCGTGCCACTTTTATTAGATAAATGTTGCTCTTCTTCATATTCATAAGTTCCTCCCAACATATAAATGGTATTACCTGCCACTACATTTTCCCATGCTTTGTTTAATGAATACCAAGGATATGTAAATGAACCATCTCCTGTACTATCACTACCAAATGGAGATACATAATATGCCTCCGTAATTATTATCGTGCTTACACTTGGGGTTGGACTTGGCGCCACATATGGCGACGAGCTTACTGCTGGTACTGGCGACGGGGCATGTCCTGCTCGCAAATAAGCTGTTGAAAGTGTATCACAATTATCCAGTTCAGTTGCTTCATAAAAATTAATAACCGCATCTTTCTTGTTGGTGTATATTTGTTCATTTCTTACATAAAAATTAATATTCTTATGTATATAATGGATATTATTCATATATGGATAATCAGTTCCGTATCCGTCTGGATCAATATATCCATCATCATACAAATCTCTCCATCTCCATACTTTTTCTTCTGGAAAATATAACGCATTTTCTGGTAAATTTTCTACTGGCGTACTAATGTCTGATGATTCTATATATGGCGATAATTCTCTTATTTTATATCTGTAATGCGGCTGATATAAAATACCCAACGGATTAGTCTCGGTTGCTCCAGAATATAATTCGCTTGATGTCTGAGCATGATTAAATATTAATGGATTACTAACTATTTTATGAAATGCTTCAGAAATTATTCTTTCTTTCATTTCTTTAGCGTTATATTCCACAAACGCCCCAATTAACTCAGTTCCTTCTGATACTGTGTTTCCTTGATTAAAAAGAATATTTTCTCTTATAAATGTTGAGTATGTTAATCCAGTTTCAAGAGCAGAGTTACCATCAAAATGTTCGTCAATCCATAAATCATGCATATGAAATGAATATCCCACTTTAGGTGGATAATTAAAATATCCATCTCCATTTCTGAAAATAATAGAAATATATAATTCAGTTGGAGTATATCCTAAATTATTAGTGATACCGCTTAGTAGAAATGGCTCTTTAAAATCAAATAAAACGGCCTCCATTCTATTTCTTACAACAAGAACATCATTTTCGCCTGCACTATTTTCATAAAGTAATTTTTGCTCATCTTCCCATATTGGCGATTCGAATCCAACTTTATCTAAAATATAATCCTCAATTGCCGTCAATGTTTTGTGTCTATGAACATAGTACTCGGATGTTGAATTATTAACATCTTTAATATCTATACATCGTTTACCTGTAACTAAAGTATTAAATGTTGTATTTATTACTTGAGATTTTAAAATATTAACAACATATTCTTCTGATCTATAAATCTCATTTCCAACAGAGTTAATGTAGTAATATAGTCCATTTATAACAATGTATTCTCCTTGACTCATTCCATGTTTTACTGGACTTGTAAGAACATATGAATTTATGGTTTCTTCAACTCTAAATGGAATTCCGTCACCACTAACAAAAGACAATGCTGGTATCGTATCTCCACTTAATGTATATTTCATCGAAAAATCAACATCGTGACTATAGATATATGACAAATAAATGTTCCAATTAAAATATGGCGCCAATAAAGTTGTAATTGTTTGATGTTCTGTTGAACCACTTGTAATAAGATTAAAATTAGTAAATCCGCTTAACACATCTACTGATTGTGATTCTGCCGCTTCATAATATATGTCATTTCTTAAAAATGCAAATTCATTATATGGTAAAAAACCTGAAAAATCGCCATCCGAACCATCTCCGCTTAGCGATAATCTTTCTCTTAGATATTCATAAGGAGATACACCACAATATAAATTTCTAAAAACCATTTTCATTTTACCATAGAGTTTATATCTTTTAGATTCCGATCTTTCTGTTGCAAATTGTTCTGCGAGATCCAAAACAATATCCCTGTCGTCGTTTCTTAAAAGAGATTTATCCTCTTCAAAACCAACACGTATTTGACTATCTACTTCAGGAGCATTTTCGTATCTTAACTTTGGTAATATGATTTTTTTCTTTTTCACCTATATCTTAATTACTCTTCATTATGCAAATATTCTTGCCCCAACTTGCCATGTTCCACTTTGAATCCGTGTTGCTGGCGTAACGCCAACAACCCATTCTGCCGTTGTTGATAATCCCGTATTAAATTCTGTTCCGAGATCCGTTCCAATTTGAATTGTTGATTTTAATGCTGGAACAAACTCCGTTGTATCTGCAAAACTTGGATTAGCGACAACCGAATGAGCATCATATCCTAATGCTCTCCATTCTGCCCATGTTCTTGTAGAACCATCTATTGCAAAGACAGGAGTATGATCACCAGCTTCACACCAATAAAGATTGTAGTCACATTCAAAACCTGAAAGACTTCCTGTATCTATACTAATAGAAGGCGTTTTAGTTGTTGTATAGAAAATGTTATTTTTAACTTTTGTATTAATTGATGGATTACCAGGATAAGTCGGTTCGCCATCACTATTTTCGTTTATTAATATAAGATACCAACTACCAGAATCCCCATAAAATGTGTTATTATAGAATCTAGCTCCATTTATTCCTTTACATCTGCCAGCAAATCTTCCACCTTTGACTATGTTATATGAAGCGGCGCCAGATGTAATATTCATATTTGGATTTCCGTATGCCCCAGATTTGAATATAATACCATAAGGAACATATAGTAAATAATTCCATTTAATTATTTGATTGATATTATAACCAGCAAATAATCCGTGTGTTATAATACTACCAGATTGATATCCATTCCAAGTTAATTTATTTCCCGTTATCTCGGCATAATCAAGATTATTATTAGTTGATGTTTGATAATCATCTCCAGCCTTTAACATATACATGCTGGTATTAACTGATGTTATTGCGTTATTTGTGAAGAAAAGATTTTGTTTATAAGAATTATTAATATAATAACCATCCCATTCTGGATCATTATTAACAATGTTCTGTCCTATTATTGTATTTGCAGGATAAGGAGAAGGACATTCCGTCCAATCACTTATTTGTCCCTGTCCTGTTGAACCTATGGTAATTGTCCATGCCACTTCTGGATTAGAATCATACAATATTCCCCATGTTCCTGTTGTTGTAATCGGAGTTATGAAACTATTATTTGGATATACTGTGTATCCTGCTGTACGTGGAACTATATACGGCTCTAATACATAACCCATTACTATACGAGAAGCATATGCGGGAGTATGACCACACATACTTTCTGCAGGATTACTATTATTTTCGTTTCTTACTAAAGTAACTGTTACATATGGCGGAGGAGTGGGCGGAGGAGTGATAGGATTACCATCACAATCAAAACATGGTCGAAATTGTGATGCTGAAACCATACCAATATTTTGATATCCCGCATTAATATATATGGATTCATCCAATTGATGATCAATAACAACATAAGCATAATTCGGATCACAATTAATACCTCCCCAAACTCCTGTACCTGTACTCAAAAATGCGCCAGTTAAACTCGTGGCATAATAATTAGAATTATTTTCAATACATTTATTTAATCTATAATAATATAACAGCGGTGATGGTGATGGCGCCGGCGGAGTTGGCGATGGCAGAATCGGTGATGAAGACGGTACTGGAATTGATCCAGATGGTATTGGCGTCGTTGTTATTTCTGATACTGCACATATTATTTCTTCTTCTGGCGTAAACACATCTTTTGGACCATAATATTTTATTAATAAATCTAGTGCTGTTTTTCCTGGCTTTAATCCAAAATAAAATAGAAATGGAGTTGACAATACTTGTTTAGCGTCGCCATTTATTCCCCAATAATTTATTACGGTCTGTGGAACAAATGTTTCTCTAATATCTTGTGCTGATACTCCTGATGTGGTTGCGCTTACATATAATTCTGGCTGTTGTACCCAAGTTTTATTAACTACAACATATATATACCCTATCCATGGATCTTTATATGGCCCATCTGAACCCCATGTTAATGCCTGTAACCATAAATCACCTTCAACATATTGTTCCACATCATCGGGATCTGGCGCCAAATAGGTAATAACTTCAAATCTTTCCAACATATCTTCTGTTTCACCAGTTAAACTAAATGTGTCGTGATTGACGGTCATTGGTTTTAGTATATATTCCTCCTCGCCATCAGCCATTAAATAATTTGTCTTTGTTTCGGTTATTCCACTTATCGAAAACATTCTTTGTAATCGCATTGATGCTATTGCCGTTTTATCCCAAGTTTGATCATCTGAAGAGTTACCATATAGTCCAAATCCTGGCCCCTCTTTTTCCCATAAGTAAAATGGGACAATCTGAGAATAATCTCCTAATCTGTAATTTAAGCAAAGTCTCATATATACGCCATTATAATCCAATTTTAAATCAATTGGCGTTGGGCCATATAATGTTCCAGACTTAAAATATGTATCAAAAAGATCGTCTTCGGGATCCATATATTCACCATTAAACATAAAATAATGTGGACTATCTAAATCAAATGCTTCAATACCTGCTTCACAATTAATTGACATTAATTGAGTGATATCTCCATCAAAAACTTTTATATTTGATCCTAAATGCCTCTTACTAAAGAAATCATCAACATCAAATTTAGATTTAGTTGTATCTAATCTATAATTTATTGCATATTCCACAACATTTGCAGGATCTTGATATGATGTTATAGTAATATCTCTAACTACCGAACATGCTGGGTCAGTTCTTACATCAGTACATATTTCGCCCAAAAATTCATCTCTTATTCCTAAATCAAAAAATGTTGTGGGGTGAAGAATTTCCTTTTTACCATCAAATGTTTGCCCCGAAAACGAACCAACACCATTTTCAACAATATATGGAGTGCTCCTATAATAGAAATTTTTATCAAATATATTGTAAAATACAAGTTCTCTTGGGTATTTACTTCCTCTTTGGTTTAAATCGTAATTAGCTTCGGTATCCCACCTTATTCTTCTATCAAATTTAAAAAAGTATAATACACCATGTAACCAATTATCAATAAACGAATAATTAACAACCCCTCCGCAAAAAGATAATCCAACTCTTTTTCTTCTATACCATTCTCGTAAAACTTTTAAATTTCTAGTTGGCCCATTTATTACAGGTATTATAGTAAATAATCCATCTCGAAACTCTGTTAATCCAGATTTTGTTTTTCTATCGTACTTTTGTAATCCAATTCCACGTATTTTAATAACTCCTAAAATATAATTATTTGCAAAATTCCATTCGACTGGCATCCTCTTTGTGGTTGGCGCCCCTGCTATTGTCGATATCAAATAAGGATGACTACCAACCCTTTCTGCTTCAGTAAATTCTCCATATGCCTGCTCTTCTTCATATATACCACCCAGAATTTGCCTATCTGGATTTATTGGTGCGAGTGAATTATATGGCAATGTTGCACCTGTGGACCACAAATATCTCAAAGTTATACTTTCATCATATAATTTATCATATTTTTCGCACCCAACTTCAATAGTTGCTGTTGATCCGCTAGGAGATATTATTTCATCTGGCGAAACTAATCTGTCATATATTCTAAAAACTATTTTTATATTATCAATATGATCACTACTAAAAAACCAGTCGCGCTCTTGTTCTATATTAAGATTTATGTTTGTTAATTCGTACCAAAAATTGAAATCTATTGCCATCGTCATGCCTGCAAATCCCTCTACATCGGGATTTTCTACAAAATAGAGTGATCTGTGTTCACCAGTGTCTGGTTGAAGATAATCAGCAAATGAGTCAAAAGATAAAGTGGCTCCCGAGCAAAAAGCCTCAACGGCATATCTTGGGGAACCATTATCTAGCGTCTGTGAACTTAGCCAGTCTAGCATAGAATAATTTACTACCTGTGCGCCATCACATCCTCCATCACTCTGTGCAGCAGGATCCGCAGGAAATAAATTAGTTAGTAAAGTTGTTCCTGGGGCTTCTGAATTAGAAAAACAATCCATTTGCCAGTGAGCTGCCTCACTTGTAAAAATATAAAATTCGATAACAGGAATAGGAATACCAATATTAACTTGATGAATATGCATTGCAACTTCGGCACGTCTGCAAGAATTTTCAAAACTTATTCCCTCATTTACTAATTCTTCACTATCACCCACACATTCTTCACAATCAGGATATATTGTTAATGGAAGTTCCTTTGTATATCTATCTTGAGTTCTGTATGCAAAATCTTCAATTCTTTGTCCAACTTTTGCTAAAGGTTTAAACCCTTGTACTGCTCTACCTATACTATATGCAGTTTTTCCTAATATTTCGGCAAATTTTATTGTGATAATAGAAAAAAGATATTGAAGAAATAATAATACTTGTGATATTATTACATTAAATTTAATTCTATTTTTAAAAGCAAAATTTGTTGGAAAATAATTTGCGCTTGAAGCACAATCTGATTCAACATTTGGCCTAATTTCTTTAATACCTAAATATGCGTCTCTTATTCTGGTTTCATAATGAGTTCCATGAAACGATGATACGGCATATACTTTTCCATAAATAAATCTATAAAAATAATCTTGAGGCGCGGTTGCTCCACTAAGTATTAAATTCTTTTTATGCTCCTTAACAGTATCATCATAATTGGTATGGAATATCGTTACTCCAGTTATTGGCGGTGTTATAGTTAAATAATCTTCAAAAACATCTGAAAATTGATATGTTGCCAACATACTTTCCTGATATTCACTTCCGTCACTAAACCCAAGCGCAGTTCCATTATCATTATGAGTAAATTCTCGAATATTTGGCACCAGATATTTTGCAGTTGCAACTTTATTGGATTGAAAATCTAAGCTAAATCTAAATCTTACAACTGCACCTGTTGGTATTCCTTTATTTTCGTCATTTGTTATTTCTTGTTCTCCTAATTCATTTGTATAGACATAATCTATGTTCATTGGTAATGCTACCATAGCTACTCCATCCTCATTAATGGTTTCTGTGGGATTAAAATATTCTAATTCAGGATACTCTGTCATTCCATCGGATCCAAGAACCGATTTTCCCGTAAATCTAACACATTCAATATGTCCCTCAGATGTTTGTAAATTGCATTTATATCCACTATTTCTTCGAATTCTTCCATTTCTTTTTACGGCATGACTACTTTCATCTGTAACTGATGAAAATAGAATAATAGAAACGGGTTCTATTTTAATGTCTCTTTCAGATAGATCAAAATCTGTTCTCGTAATCCCTATTTCACATAATTCTTCATTTCCCCAGAATGGATAAATTTCAACAGTTTTATCAAATGATACTATTTGTGGTAATGAATCAATATCGGGACTTGATTTAAATTTATAATATGATTCGAATTGCTCTATTCCGTATCCTTTATTAAGAAAATCGTTTGGTCTAAGTGAGAAACACCCAATATCTGACAAATCAATATCAACATGTAATATTTGCGCTCCAATTGGAACTCCCCAAATCATAAAGTCGCCAGCATTATTTGTTTTTACTGTAAAACTATAGTATTTTTCAAATACCTCAAGAACTTCTTCTCTTGTTAAAATATCTTTTTGATCAAAAAAAGTTCCTGTTGGTGTGTGGCCTGGATGTTGTTGTCTGCTTGGTAATAAATTGTATCGATAATTCTCATCATTTTTATCACCAATGTCTTTATATGGATATAACGAATGTATAACTGGATCGTTTTCGTCGAGGTCATCTTCTGGAATAAAAATAGAAACCCTTGCATTTGGAATTCCGTATCCGTTATTTGCAGATATACGGCCAACAACAACCCCATATTCGGAACAATTACCAGAGGCGAAGATATCTTTTTGTGTGAATTTAAGCGACAATATCTCCATAATATCAAAATCTTGATTGATTTCGACATTAATTTTCTGATCCTTTCCTACATTTGTGTATATTCTATGTTTTTGCATTATCTTATTACTATAAATAGAAAGTTACCAATTTTCTATAAGATAACTAAAAACAAAATTAATATGTAGCCGATGTGAGATTTTTTGTCCTAATTCTTATGTCTGAGTTAGGAAATCTAATTTGAAATATCTGATTTGATTTCATATATATTGTATTATCAGATTGTTCGATCTCTTTAGTGTAATCATCCACATATGATTGAGCGACCTCAGCTGATGAATAATTTCCTCCTATTTTATTGAAAACACGAATTTCTACAACATTCATAACGCCAGAAACATTACCAATTTCTCTTTCTAGATCTCCAACTAATAATGGATCTCCCATTTTTCTTTTAGTGATTGAGAAAAATGAGGTTACTTGCTCGATTACTGATTTTAAAATATCTACCGAATTTTCATTTTTATTAATTACCAGATCAATCTCTAAACCTAAATCAATTACTTCGCCACTTTGAATATCTAAATAATCATTCAACATTCTATAATTAGCAAGATAATTTAGGACATTATTTTTTAATGTATTAGAAACATCATCAATTAATGCTCCATTTTCATCATATGATAATAACTTTATTCTTACTTTATTATCTTCTTCCATTACGCTAACTTTAGCTGGCGCCCCATATGTTGCTGGCATGGTTTCAATCATTGATTTATAATCATTTAATGTTACTGCTCTATTTTGTGCCGCAAAATTATAAGCAACCATATTTCTAATCTCTTCAATTGTTGGAATATCTGCTCCACCAATTGCTGGCGTTATATTTGTTACTTTTATCGATTGACTTACTTGTGTGTTTATAGATGCATTTGGGCCATTTACTATTAAATCATACGCATCCATTGTTGTTATGACATTAACCCCTAAATTCGTATCTTTGCCACCGCCAACACGATACTTAATAAACATTGTAGTATTCGATTTAGGAATGTCGCCCAATGATGTGTTATTTAAAAATGTTGCTAAATTAACCTGCATGCTGCCCGTCATGTAATTAACTAAATTTTCCATAGGATCAACATTGCCCGATCCAAAAGTCAAAAAGAAATATCCTTCAGGTGTATATTCTGTTACAAATTTTTTGGTTACATCCACATAGTCTCCTGCTTTAAAATTGGAAGAATCAGATGCTGATGTTGGATTTTCTATAAAAACTTTATCTTCAATTAATGTTTTTACTTCATACCATTTATTTGTTGTTGACCTAAATTCATCTGATGTTGGATTAGATCCATAGCTTGTTCCATCTTTATGAATAACTGATGTGACGCCTAGAACATTTCTTTCAGGAAGATATACTTTTAGAAATGGTTTTTGATCTAAGTCTGTAATAACTTTTCGATAAATTTTTGATATTCCATTAATAACAGGCTCTCTTTTTACTATGGTATATGATATTAACTTATTGTTATTATCAAAATTTGGTATTTTCAATCTATTGGCGTCACCTCTACTATTAAATGGATTTGAAAAATCAATATCTTCAACAATTTCAAAAACTTGTCCTCCACCAGAAACCTGAGATCCTGCTCTTAATATACCTTCATACCTCTCATCATCTTTATCACCTCTAACTGGTACATTTATACTAAAATCACACAATGCAACTGATGGTCTAAAACCTGGTAATCTAAGTCCATATGTCTTAGCAATATGAAATAATGACTGTCTTTGTTGCGCAAAATCCAACATTGTTTCTTGCCATACTCTATCTATATGAAAGTGTAGGTTATCGGCTACTGCGGCATTTATATCCAATAAAACGGAATATATTGATGCGTCATTAAAGTTGGAGACTAAATCGGGATAATATTGCTTTGTTAGCTTAACCAGCTCCTCTCGAAGAGTTGCAAAATCCCTTGTTGCGTATGTAATTTGTTTTGACATATTATATGTTTATTATTATAAAATCTGAGCTTGAAAATGTTCCGTTATTAACTGTATAGTCTATTTTAACTCTTGCCGTGTATGGTTTTGTTGTTCCGTCGCCAACTCTAAATAATCTGGCATCTTCTTCTTCACTAGGAGATGGTGGCGTCTCAGGATCATTCTCCGCCGACATAACTTGAATTGAGTTTATATCGAGATTCGGAATATATTTTCTTACACCTTCTCTTATTTCATCTTCAATATGACCATGTGAAACAACATCATTCATATCAAAGATATATTCATAAAGTCTTGTACCAAAATCAGGTAAAAAATATCTACTCCCCTTTCTACATAATAATAAATGTATAAGATCGGCTCTTACCTCTCTTTCAGGAGAAGATGTCATTTTTACATAATTTCCTATTGCACTATCCCTAAATGGATAATCTATACCGTATGTTGCCATATTTCATAAATA